TATCTGCATTGGTGATTGCGACTGTAAAGACATAATCTGATAACTCATCTGCTAATACTGTGTGAGTGCCGTTAAATGGTGATCCGCAGCCAGTAATAATTACGGATTGGCCTTCTGTGAATTCTTGAATTGTTGCGGTTTCAAAGTAAGCGACATTATCCTCAAGCTTTACTTTGTTTATTTTGCTTTGGAAAGTGACCAGCATTGGAAGAACTAAGTTCTCTGAAGCATCGACAATATCATTTAGATAAGCATCGTTATATAGGGATGACGAAACGCCAAGAATCGTCCTAAGCTCTGTGGCCGTAACTATCGTTGGCATTTCGTCATCCTTTCAAGCAGTTAGGTGAGCGGCCAGCTCGGGAGCGGACTGGCCGTCACTACTAGGGTTTTATCAGGTTAAGTTGAAGTGGCAAGAACCATTTGCAACTTTAACGGCAAGTGCTCCATAGCCGTAGTAAGCAACCTCAATCTGGCCGTTTAGAGCCACATTTGTCTGCAGACGGAATCTGCTGGATTCATACCAAGTGTAAGAATCAGGATTAATTACAATCATTGATCCATCTCCAGTTGGAGTAACGCTTTGGTTAATACCAAGAGCGCGAGATACATAGAGATCAAGTCCAGCAACATTACCGCGAAGGCTCTGTGGGCTTACTGCTCCACCTGCATTTTGTGGCTGTGAAGCTGTGTAAATTGGACGACCTGAATCGTTGTAGCTCATAATCTTAGACCATTGCTCAGGTGTAACAATCAAGTTACGAGCAAATCCAAGAGAATCAGCATAAACTTCAGCAGCTGCCTCAGCAACGAACTCAAGTAATCCTGTCGCGGTATTTGCTTTGGCTGTTGGTGCTAACTGACCATTAGCAAGAAGTTGAGCAGCAACGAATTTATCGGTTGCTAAAGAATAAGCGTATTCCATCTGACGGACTAGCTCATCAAAGAATACTGGATTGCTTCGGTCAAGAAGTTCAACGGAGAAGGTCTGGCCACCTGCATACTTATTAACATTTACTGTTAGGAAGCTGTTGGTCATTCCTGTCTCAACAATTGCATCGCCTTCGTTTTCATCTTCAACTGTTGGAACGGCAGTAATCTTTGGAATCTCAAAGCTCATACCAGCATCTGGTAGAACTCCGCGAGAGATTGCATCAATTGTTGAACGATCAGCATTTGATAGAGGATTGATAACCTCAGTTAACTGACGAGTTGGAATCAAGCCAGCGTTATTTGAAGTGGTGTCATCTGCTGCCATAACATACTGACGAGCAGCGTCATCACCGAGTTTAGCGCGAACGCTATTCTCAAGATATTTTGCCTTTGTGAATTCAAGGCGAGGGGCTGTGTAAAAGGCTGGGCGAGTTGCCTCAACCATATTTGCTTTAGCTGCTTCAACCGCTTCTTCAACGGCAGGAGCAGGAGCAGTAGTGTCAGACACTTGGTCTCCTTCGTTTGGGTTCTCTGAATCAGCGGTTGCTAAATCAGAATCTTCTTTTGGTGCTTCGTTCTCTGATGCTGCTACTTCGCTAACGCGAGCAGAATCAATTGCAGGATCAGTTACTAGAGATACTTCATCCAAAGTTGCTGAAGTAATCTGCATAACGCCCTTAACATTTGTCCATTCATTAATTTGAGCGCCTACGCTAAATCCATCGCGTAATCCTTCAGTTGCTTCAACTAAGGCATCTTCTCCAGCCATAGTATTGGCAATCTTGAAAGTGGCTTCAATTCCAGACTTTGTTACATTGTGCGCGACCATCTTGCCGATAGGGCGAGTGCGGTCGTGCTCAAGAAGAAGCTTCACTGGCTTCATTTCAATTGAATCTGCTGAAAATACTGTTGGGCCAACTGAAGTATTGCCTTGCTCATTCCAAGTCACAATAGTTCCAGTAATGGTTCTCTTAATAGTATCGGCAGCCGTTACTACCATTGGAATATTAACCTTCATTTGGTATTAAGTCCTCTTCTCGTTGAATTTGCTCAACGCTCATTGCGCCAATGCGGTTTAGAATTTCATAAACTTGCGCTCTCTCTAGCGCGTTACCGCGTAAGAAATCATCAAGGTCAAAGCGCGTCATTACTGGATTAGGTGTGAAGTCCGGCAACGATAAGCGTTCCTCAATCGCTTTGAGTATTGGGCGAAGTGAGAAATCTACTAATGAGCGCCGCTCGGACACAGCGTTTGAATAAGTCATCGAAGTCGTTTCGGCGCTCAAGAAGTAGGCAGGTATTCCACAGGCCCTTGCTAATTCTAAAGCCACATATTGACGGCCTTCTGCAAGCTGCATTGATTTAGGATCAAAGCCAAATTCTTTTAAATCTACATCAGCATTTAGAAATGCAGTAGAGCGAGATTGACGAGCAGATTTCCAAGCAGTAAGAAGTGATGAAATTCTTTCGGCAGTTAAATTAGTGCCATTTGATTTTAAGACCATACTTGGAGCAGGTTCTTTAGCATAATTGAGCGCTGCGTTTTCTAGATAAACTGCCGCAGCCACAGTTTTACCAGCGCGATGCAAGAATCCTTCATCGCCGCCATCGAATCGAATCAATGAGCCTACGCCTTGCATTGGGACGGACTTGCCATCAACCTTATATCCAGTAATTGTTATATTTAAATAATCTGTATCGACTGTAACGCGTTCTGGGCTAACGCGAGTCCAAGCTCTGACTCGACCGCCATCTGTTGCTGCATACATTTCTAGCACTTGGCCATAACCAGCACCATATAGCCAAATATCTTCAGCGAGCCAAGTATAAATTACGAATCCTGCAACTCTAGGGTCTGGCTGATTGATAACTCTATGAGGATCTACATATTCGCCAGTTAAGCGATTAAATGTTGTTAAAGGTAATGAGCCAATTGTTGAGCAGATAATATTTCTAGCGCGAGCTACTGATGGAACGGACATAGCCAATGCGCGAGTTGTATTTGTTGAACCGCCAAGTATGTTATAAACGGAATCAGCAATTTGGACTGGTGTCATAGCAGCTTGGACATCAGTTACGATTCCTGGCTTACTTGATTGCACCTGTGGAAATAGAAAATTTCTTATAGCACCCATTGCTTACATTGTAGGCGAGCGGACTTACACTATTTGAATATCTACACCAGTTTCAGACTTGGTTGCGTAATGTGTCGCTAAAGCTGAAGCAATTGCTCCGCAAATTGTCGTATTACTTACCTTGCGACCCATTACCCAGCCGCCGTCTCCAAAGGGTAGCTTGACGGCGGATAGGCATTGCTTTGTTAGCTCATCTTGTCCCGAGTGAGCCAACCGCTGAGATGAGATTGCTCCCAGTAACTCATCGCAGCTTTGTGCATAGTCAAGGCCATCTATCGGCTCAACCCTAATACCAGCAGGAGCTAATCGCGCAGCTACTGCCGATGCGGTTCTGGCTGAATAGGCAACCAGCTGAACTGGATACTTTCGCACCCATTCTGCTACATCATTAGCCATTGCTTTATCGTCTAGATTGGCAGGGTTATGCCAAGTCTGAAGCAATATGACTTGGAACTTATCGCCCTCAAGTCTCTGGCTAGCAACTAACGCCGCTTCTTTTCTACTAGGGCTTAGATCAATAGCCAACCAAGTATCAGATTCAGGGTTGAGTCGAAGTCCCTCAACTTTGCAACTCTCCCACTGAGACGGATTGATAACTGGGTTTATGGTATCGACCCATTGACATAAAACTTCTGTGCGCACAATATCCTCGGGGTCTGACAATACGGCGCGAATGTTATCTGGATGCACTGTTATGCCAAGTGACGGATTTGCTTGGCAGACACCTAGCCAGAAGGCTGGTGAGTTATCGAATTTAATACCAATAGGAGCTGACCATTCAAACCAACCAATATCATCATTGCCACCGAAGATAGCAGCCATTGCTCTTTCCCTAAGTTTATTTAGAACTATGCTGTGTTGATCTCCAGCGTTTGAATAAACCCATATTTGAGGATTCGCTGAAGCCATTTGCGTATAACGCAAGGCAGACCAGACATCTTCATCTTTATACTCTCTAGCTTCGTCTAGGTGTATCGTTTCAGGGGCTGCGATGCCTCTACCAGCCGAGTTATTGGCCCTGACGATATATCGCCTACCTTCAGTAAATTGAAGCTCTTGAAATCCCTTGCTTTCCAGTTTCTTAGTAAATTCAGCAGCTAGCCTTGGATTCTGTTCAATAATTCCATAGATTTTATAGAATAACTCCGCTGAAGTAGTTAGCTTATGAGCAGTATGGACTTGCAGCTTTTCCTTTAATACATAGATTCTAAATAGGATTTGTAACGCCATAAAGGTCGATTTACCCTGTTGCCGAGCGCAGAGCAAGGTGACTACTGGATGAGCCCATCGGCCATCAGGTTTATATTTTAAAGTATGGTGAGCTAGCCATTGTTGCCAAGGCATCAAAGTAAAGCCGATTTCCTCGCAGAATTTAATCATTTGCTCACCATAAGAGGGGTAATCATTAAGTTTTGTGTGAATTCTGGGTTCTGGCACACCTCGGTAAGCCGATTCGTCCCTAACTCGGACAATCTCACCCAATTCAGCCAGAGCGATTTCTTTCATTCCGTATAGTGCCTAGCCGAGCCATTTTCAGGGAAAATCTTCCCAATGGGGGTCGTGGGT